AAAATACTTGAAAAACGGGAACCAATAGTAGGGGCCAGGGTAAGAGATATTACAACGCGCACACGACAGCGCATACTCAATCACCCCCTATGGAGGACACAATGAAAAAGATAAATTTCCATAAGACATCAAAGAATATCACGAAAAACACAAAACCTTACAGTTACAAAAATTCCCGCGGCCGTCAGTACGGCCACGGCGTAATAGTCAATGGGCTGGAGATCGAGAAGGACACCTTCCTGTCCTATCTCAGGCCTGGCGACCTGTACTGGACAGGCCGCACGTACAAAACTCCCGACCGCTGGGAGTATAGCATCGAGGATATCGACGGCGTGACCGTCGAGATCACGCGCGTAAAAAAATGGAAATATGACGGACGGCGTGAAGTACGCGTCGATAGCCGCTACTGTGGCTATCAGTACGACGGGGATGTCGTACGCGTCGAGATCCAGTACGACGTCGAGCGCAAGAAGATGACTCGTGAAGAGTCTGACAGGATGATCGACAAGTGGCTCTTTGGCTGAGACATGACAGACCGCGACAAGAAGGCTGACCCCCTGGCGTGGCAACTCCGCATGGAGCTCCGCGCACTCAGTGCTGCTTGCCTCTCCGAGATGGAGCATCGATACAGCCTCAATGATGTCCACATTGTCGATGATATCGACAGGCAAATCCGCAATTTCCGCTGGACATTCGGGCAGACCGACATGCCAGAGACATGGCGCCGGCAGGGCGACCTGCAGATCATACGCCAGGACATCGAGAATTTCCGGGGCAAATACCCGGAAATTGTCGAAAAACTGCTGGGCACACTGAGCAGACTGGAGGCGATCTATGGATAGGGCGCTCCTGGCCTACCGCGCGCGGTATTCCTCATTTGACATTATTGTCGAGTGGGACAAAAAAAACAAATGGCAGCTACACGCCCTGTCCCACATGGGCGCTCGTGACCAGGAGATCAGCGCCAACATCCTGATTGCAGACCTGCAGATATGCCTGCACCGGTCGGGGCACTATGCCGCCGGCGAGCCCATGCCCGCAGACATTATTGTCCGACATGCCCACGGAAATCTGGAGAGCAGCGTGCTTCCCGAGGACTGCATTCCGGGCTTGCACCTCCTGGCAATCAGCCGCGGCGACGCCACGGAAACATTTGCGGGGAGCCGCGTGTTGACGAATCCGAACATTGCACACTTCCTTTCCACTCATCCATTTTTTTGCCATGTCTCTCACCTCCACAATCCAGGTCCAGGTTGACAATCTCGCAAATCTCGAGGCAAATGATGACGCCTCCGGCGTCGGCAACAGCATCCCCAAAGCCAAGGCCAACTGGGATAATTTCATCGACTCCGTAAGGGGCTCAGCCAGTGCCGCCGGCAAGCTGCGGCGCCATGAGAATGCCCGCAATGTCAGCGGGTGGGTCATGGAGCTCCGCAACCTGGCGCGCGCCCTGCATACCTTCGAGTGGGGTTACCGACAATTTCCACTACAAAGCTATTTTCAGAACGAATGGACAGCGCGCTACAGCGCCAATTGTTCCAAATTAGTGGAAAACATCCTGAATCCGAATAATCCCAACTATGACACGGCCACCAAGGAGGCCGCCTACCTCAAGAGTCACGTTGGCGGAGTCGAGTTGATTCTCAACGAGTTGTCTCTGGTCACGAGCCAGATCACTCGTTGCACGGACATGATCGACGCGCTCAAGGATGGCAAGACGCTCCTGAGCAGTGTCAACAAAAATCTGGGCAACGCGCAGGCAGCTGCCGGAATCCTGGAGAATCGCATGAATGATCGCGTCACCGCCCTCAAGGCTATCATCGCGATTGTCGAGGGCGACGGATACAACGGCGCATGGGTCGACCCGACACCTCCCTCATCGGATGACGACGAGGAAGAAGAAAACGAAGAATCTGACGGCTAGGGCAGATCCGAATAGCGCGTGAGCCCGAGAGCGGAATCGAACGCAAACGACAACGCCAGCGCGTCATAGCTGTCGGGACTCTTGATCTCCTCGGAGGTACCCGTCTTCTTCCGCTTGTCGATTTCTACTTTCCCGGTGGTCGGATTATTCCGCCACTGCGGCCGCGTGCATTCGGCAAGGAATCTCTCGAGATTCGGAATCGAATCCGAAAAGAATAGACACTTGTTGGGGTCTTCCGGCTCCCCCTCCAGCAGATTGACTGTCCGGCGCGCCCTGTCGCGCAGGGCAAAGGCCATCTGAGCATTGCGAGCCGCAAATTGGTCGGCATTTTTGCGGCCATGCCAGTATAGCTGCTCCGGCCCCGCAACGCGCTGCCCGAAATTTATCCCCTCGATCCTGTATGCCGGATTGGGCTGCCTGGCAAGCCTGGTCAGCTCGCCCAGCATGGGAGACCCCACGCCGGAGGCGTCAAAATAAATTTTCCATACGCCGGCCCTGATGGCCTGCCGGTCTGCGCGGCGAGCTGTCGGCGCCAGGTAGCCATGCTTCTGACTCCGCCATGTCGAGACCATCTCGACAACGGGGCCACGACGGATGCATAGCGCATTCCGGTCATCGCCGCCATCCGCAATGTCGAGACCGGCATGGACGGGGGTAAGGTCGGCACTCCTGTGGAGACCCTCGCGATAGGCCCGGACACAGGCGAGAGCCATTCGGTACGACAGCACACAGGTATCGCCGGCGACATCATCCGGCTCACCCGCCCAGACATGCAGATAGAGATCAGGATCCTCCCGCCGGCACGCCTCGCACTCCTCCAGGATCGATTGCGGCAAGAAAGGATTGTCGTAGTAGTTTATTTTTCTAACCAGATCATCCTCGCGGCGCCCCTCAACAAATCGCTCCCAGCACCAGTCCGTCCGGCGTTCGGGGTTGAAGGACACCCATAGTTGAGAATCCGGCTCGCGAAAGACTGTAGGGATCAGGATCCTGGCACTGTCGGCAGATATACGCTGAGCCTCCTCGAGCCAGCACCTGGTGACACCCTCCCACCCCTTGATGTTGTCGCGGGATCGCTCCAGGCCCCGGAAAATAAATTCTGACCCGCTGTCGCAGACAATGCGGTCAGAAAAAATAGCAAAACTTTTTTTGAGCCCCATCCGTTCTATTGCCGTCCGGATGGCGGCATGCGAGGAGGAATAGAGACCGGCCGCGAATTCGCGGCACACATAGATCTTGTGGTGCCCGCTGCGCACGGCGTCCAGCACCAGCAGGTGGGCAAAGGACCACGTCTTGCTACTTGCCCTGCCGCCATAGGCACATTTGTATTTGTGGTGCTCCGCAAATGGGAGGCACCACTCGGGGAGTTGGATTTTCATTTTTTTTGAATGGCTAAGGTCAGGGGTAAAATATCGGAAGAGATTATCCGCGACATCTGTCGCCACATTGCGGCCGGTCAGCCCAACAGCGCCGCCGCCGGCCTGGCGGGCATCAACAAGACTACGCTCTATCGCTGGATTGCGCGCGCGGAGGGGCGCCATGACAAGCGCCCCACCAGGTTGCACAAAATTTTCCTGAATGAGTTTCGCCGGGCCTGCGCCCGGCGCACGGAATTCTTGGTCGGCGTAATCCGCAACAGCATCCTGCCCGATGACGATGGCCGGCTGAAGCCCACCAAGCGGCGCGTCGTCCACAAGCGCCCCCTGGATGGGGGACGCATCGAGGAGACCATCATCGATGAGTGGGATCTGATTGCCCAGGCCAAAATGGCGGCATGGATGTTGAGCAAGGTGAGCCGCGCCGACTTTGGCGACACGGCCGCCCTCACCGAAGAGGAGGCCGAGCGGCAGAAAGTGCTGGTCGAATTCGTGAGCGCCATCCGGAAGCCAAAGGGTCTCCCGGTCGGAAAAGACGAAAAAAAATCTCAAAAAAAGTAAAAAAATACTTGAAAAACGGGAACCAATAGTAGGGGCCAGGGTAAGAGATATTACAACGCGCACACGACAGCGCATAC